CCATTTGGTGTTTACAACGGAGTTGCTCCTGGTGGCACTGTCCCACTTCTCGACTCGCAAGTCCTTGCCTCGGCCACCATGTCCTCCTCAGCCTCTGGTACTTTTGCCTATGACTGGGCTCCTGTTGGACCATCGTGTTTCAACTTTGTCAGCTCAAATCAAGCCAGCGGCGTGACTACTGAGGGCACGTTCCGTCACTTTGGTTACTTCCGTGGAGTTGGGCTCCCTGCAAGCTCTACGTACACAGTGACCATTGTGACAAATTGGGAGTTTGCTGAGCCGAATTTCAACTCCGGCACCAATCTTTTCCTTCCACCAATGATGTCATACTGCAATGTCAAGTACTGGGATTATTACCTCAACAAGGTAATTGGTTGTGCGCGCCTTGGAAAGCTCCAGAGCGGAGCTAGCGCTTTTCTGCCAACTATTTCTATCCCCATTGTCAACGCGATGGAGGCAATTGAAGAAGAGAACCCCGAAATCAAACAAGCTGTCTCTTTGCCTCAAAATCGCCCCAAGCCCTCTGTGTGGAATAGCACAGTCGGTGCTGTCTATGGCAATCCTTCTGGATCCTTCGGAAGTGAAGACTCCATGCGATTCGATCCTGATCGAAATGCTGGCAGTCAGCCGGAACCCACCATTCAACCAGCAGCTGGTCATCGTTATGATTATGTTGGTATTGGGGTGGATCACAAGGGAACCCAAGGTGATTGGGGTGACATTGCAGTTTTCCAAGACAAGGACGGGCACCGCATTGAGCTGCCCTTTCGGGACTCGGGGGGGTCTGCCCACATCAAGGTCCCCCCACCCGAAGCCGTCCAAGGTTACATCATTGTTCCCGACAGCAAAAAGTCCTAATGCGCATATTAAGGACCCGACACTACGTCAACTCTATCGTGAGAAAGAGCTTTCCGCCAACATTCGGCGGGTTGAACGCCATCTCACCTCAAGAGCTGAGTATCGACAGATTATGGATGCTGATAATTCGCAACACACTGCGATTTTGTTAGGATCTATGGTTGCCGCAGTTGCCGCCCACCATTTTGGTTGGTTGCGATTGTGAAGATACGGTTTCCCGTGTTGCACGTTTCCCGTGTGTCG